CAGCTCGAGGATCGGGTTAGCCCCGTTTTTCATCAGGTCGGCCAATTCCTTCGGCAGTATCGCGTCCTTCCACAGTTTCTTGATCTGGCGGGCGCGGATTTTGCGCTTGCGGTCCACGCGGCAGACTTGGCCTTTCGCATCGTCGGTGATCGCGATTTCAGCCTGACTGACAGCCTGAAAAATCACAGGCTCCAGATCGTCATGCGGGTCCTCGAGCACCAGCAGCGCGCCGATGCCGGTGATCAGCAGGTCGAAATACGCTTCCCATTGGCAGTTGATGAAGGTGCCGCTGGAAAAAACCATGCTCACGATCTTGTCGACGCCATCCAGCTGCTTCGTCAGTTCTTCCTGCTGCGGCTTCGACGTTTTCATTTCCATCAGCGGGCCCAGCGCCACGCCAGTCCAGTCCTGGTCGGGCGGCGTCAGCTCCGTCATCAGGCGGTTGGTGCCGCGCACGGCGGCATTTGCGGCCGTGCTGTCGAATTGCCGCGCCATCGAGGGCGGGCCGCCGTCTTCGCGGTCATAGGGATTGCGCCCTGCGGCCGCCAGCTCGTATGCTTCGCGGAACAGCGGTTCCCAGACGTCTTTTTGTTTCCACGCTTCATCCGCTTCGAACATGTTTTCCTTGACCGACTTCCCCATGGCGATTAACCCCCCAGCGTGGATTTGAGCGGGCCGTTAAAGGCCGTTTGACCGCGGCCGCGGCGGCGGGCAGCGGCCGTGCGGCGCAGCGCGGCGTCCTGCCCGGACAATTCCGTTTAGCGTTTATCGGCCGCCAGCTGCTGGCGCGCCTGCAGCGCTTCCGTTTTCTTCGCAGCTGCTGCCTGCGCGGCTGCCGCCTTCTTGGCCGTGCTGCCCGTTATCATTCCGACGATGCCGCTCATGCTTAAATCTCCCCTTGGTTGTAAACGTATAGGTCCATATCGATCGCCCGCGCGCCTTTGCGCTTCATCGGGCCATGTTCAAATTTAAATCCCAGATGTTTCGCCCAGGTCGCGGCATCGCGCCGGCGGCTGTCGACCGTCAGCTGCAGACGGTGAAGGCCGAGGATGCCGTACATGGTCGCGATCAGCGCGCGCTGCATCGGCAGGACCTCGCGCACCCGTTTTTCAAAACCTTCGCCCGTCACCATCCAGACCTCGCCCTCGCCGAAGCGATGCACCACGCCGCACAGCACGACAGGATCGACGGTCGGCAGCGCGTAGGACGGGAAAGCTAGCGCTTGGCAGCGCAGCTCCTCCATCAGCTCGGGATAATCCAGCATCCACGCATCGCAGGCGCGCAGCTTGAACGTGTCGAAGGCTTTGAGGACGGCGGCGGTCATTTGTTCACCCGCACTTTCATCTTCGCGACATGCATGCGGCCAAAGGCGGCGGCGTTGTTTTTGCGGTGTTCGGTTGCCGATACTTCCTCGTATCCGCCTTCATCGAGGCATGCATACTGGATCGCGTCATGCACGTCGGAAACGGGGTGTTTTTTCTCGGGCTCATCGCTTTTGTCGCCGTTCGCGCGCTTGCGGTAGCGATAGGTGCTGTTAAATCCTTTGCGCGCCTCGACAGCGCGGGCGCTCAGGCGCAGCGCCGGCTGGCCTGCGCCGACGGTCTTTTTCAGGCGGGCCTTTACAGCATCGAGGCGCTTCGCCAGGTCGTTTGTCGGCGCGGGCTTGAACGCCGCCCGCCCCTTGAGCCCCAGGACGCGGTTGAGAGTTTCGCCCCAGTTTTCCGCATCGCTGTCATTTTCGCCCCGCTTTTCTGCAGCGGGATCGAAAAAGCCGCCGGCATAAGCGAAGCCGGGGTACTTGGTCGCCATATGGTCGCGGATCGCTTCGCCCAGCTGCACCGCGCCGCCCTCGATCGCGATTTCATCCAGCACCAGCATCTGCCCGTCGCCCAGGAACTGGACAATCACGACCGCCGGATGCAAGGCCGCGTCGGCATAGAGCTTGATCAGGATGCCCGGCACAGGCTCCAGCACCGTTCCGCCGCAATGGAAGTTATCGCTATAGGTGGAATAGACCGGCTGCCCTTCGCGCGAAAATCCGTATTCGTTATCGACGTTGGTGCGCACCCACCAGTCTTCCGCCGTCGCGATCAGGCGGTCGTAATAGCCGGGCGGCAGATTGGCACGGTTTTCAGCGTGCGGGCTGCGGCCGCCTGGCTGGCGGAACAGCTTATGCCCTTCCGGCTTCTGGACTTCCATGATGTCGTAAAGATAATTTTCGGTGTCAGGCGCGTTGTAATCGGCAAGCCCGCCATACCAAGTGGGGCCGCCATGTATCGCGCCCGGATAGCGACCCGTCCGGCCATCAAGGAAGGTTTTAACGTCGGGGTTCAGCAGCGATGCTTCGTTCAGCCAATAGGCGGTCACTTCCCAGCCCTTTGCCAGCTGCTCGATGTTGTGCACGTCGAGGCCGATGAAGTCATACCAGAGGCGCGCAACGGATCCATCGGGCAGCTTGAAGCCGACCTTGAAAAACGGCGGCTCCGCAGACGATCCCCCGCCGCCCCATTGCCCGCTTTCGCCGAACCAGCTCTCGATCGATTTCATCGTCGTGCGTTTCATGTTCGCGAGCGTGTCGCGCACGACGCCGAGCTTGAACAGCCGCTCGCCGGTGATCAGGCTGGGGCGCTGCTCGGCCACAAGGCGAACGGTTTTAAAAATCACCGCCGAAGTTTTCCCCGATCCCATCGGCCCCATGATCGCCGAAAACGCCGAGCGGTCATCGATGAAGGCGGATGCGACCGGCCCCGGCGGCGTGAAATTCATCAGTTGCATTTTTTGCCCCCGCCCCCGAAGCCGCGGCAACCTTTTACCGCCGATTTTTTTTCAGCCCCCGCACCCGCCCCAGATGAACAAACTTTCGCCGCGATTTTTTTGGGCTGCTCTTTTTCGCGGGCATGAGCGCGAGGCGAATTTTTCGCCGGAAGACAAGCCGAGGGACCCCCGCGGGTGCGGCGCGGGCGCGGCAGGGGGGAGGGGGTGCGCGCGGGCGGCACCAGGGCGGCGGGCGCGGAGCTGGGGGGGGTGGCCAGCAGCTGCTCGACAGGCACATGCTTGCTGCCATGCGCACCGATGCCGAACGCGCCAGCATCGGCCAGCATCAGGGCAACGCTTCGGTCTAATTCCTGATTAGTCTTAGCCATTGCCATTATCGCCTGTTGTTTCATGGGGTTGAGCAGCATCGTTAGAGGTTGAGCCGTTAGAGTTCTTGATATCGGCGCGGCTAAATATCTGATTTTGTTCGCTTTCGTTCAGGACCTCGATGATCATGCCTTTCGCCTGGTCGCCGACCGCAGCGACCGACGCGGGCAGCGTGTTCAACACGAGGTTGATCAGGCCTTTGTCGCCGAGGTCGAGCGCCTGCGGCATTTTCTGGTGCACATACGGCGCAAGTTCTTTCATGGCCGTGATCTGCAGCTTGAACGCTTCGAGGCGTGTCGTGCCCAGCATGCTCGCCAGTTCATTCACCGGCACGTTGCAGACCCATGCGAGGCCTTCGAGCGGCGAGGTGTAGCGCGCCAGCAGGAAGTCGCGCCATTCCTGCGTGTTTTTGTTCTTCGCGCCCGCAGGCCGGCCACGACCGCGCACGACAGCAAGGTTGCGCTCGACCGACAGGTTGCCGAGCGGCAGCATGTCGAGCTGCTCGCCATCGATCGCGCCCGGCACAGGCGCAGCTGGATCATGCAGCTCAGCCACCGCAGTTTTCAGCCCTTCCTTGCTGCCCGTCTCGCCCGTCATCGATTAAAACCCCCCTTTTTTATTCCGTTGCAGCCGTTGCACCCTGCGTTGCACCTTCCTCTTCATCTATCCCTATGGAAAGATAGAGAAAGAAAAGAAGGTGCAACGGTGCAACGCATGCAACGCTGTTACCGCGCACATGTGCGCGCCTGCGTATGCTATGTGCGTATCGTCAAATCAGCGTTGCAGCGTTGCACCCGACTGATTAAGCGATACGCACCAATGCGTTAGACCTGCAACGCTCGCTGCAACGGTGCTGCAACGGCGTTGCACCCCTTGAACCGCGCAGCGTGATGGAATTCCGCGTGGTTTCAGGAGCATAGAAAAAAGATACGAAAAAGGCGCGATCATGCTGCGTCCTCGCTGCCCTTGTCGTCGGTAAAGATTTTGGCCAGCGGAATGCGTGTATAACGCGAAGGCGCGCCGCCGAAATTCGTGTTCGATTTGGA